AACAATAAGAACTACCCCGAAGAGCCTCATATTTGGGACATCAGTCAATTCTTGTTCCAAGATAAGTTGAATGAGGAGGTACAAGAAAACGAGGAGTATGAAACCTTCCCAGACTTGGAAGAAGGTTATACCGTCAGAATTCGATTCACTGAAGGTTCATTCGGAACCAACAAGTTTGCAGAAGTATCCAGAATTGATTTCATTGAGAGGGGGAAACCATACGATGAGTCAATTTTGGAGAAGGTACCTTCTTTGGATGATATATTGGAAGTTCTCCCGTATTCTACCATTGAATCTATGTTTTTTGGAAACATGAGCCCAGACGAGGATGAGGATGAAGAATATAATGACGAGGATTTAAAGAAAAGGAAGGTAGAGGAAGACGAGGATGTAGATGAAGATATAGACGAAGATGATGAAGAAGATGAAGAAGACGAGGAAGATGACCTAGAGGAGGAAGAAGGCGAGGACGAGGAAGAGGAGGAAGAAGGCGAGGACGAGGAAGAGGAGGAAGAATATGACAAAAAGAAATCTCAGAAATCTCCACCTAAAAGACAACAACCTCAACAGAAACCTTCAAAAGTAACCAAGGGTAAAGAGAACAAATGCCCGTATGGTCATGAATTTGGCGTGGACAATGACAGTTATGATGATTGCGATAATTGCGAAGTTTGGGAGAAATGTTTAGAAGCATCAGAGAGTGAATAATCAGTGGGGGTTGAGACAATGAAAAGGAGAAAATTGAGCGAACAGGTTGAGGAAAAATTGGCAAAAGAACCCGAAGAAAAATCTCAATACGATGGGAAAGACATCACAGTCTCCACTGGCTCCACTTTATTAGACCTTGCTATCAGCGGAGGCAGATTCCAAGAGGGAGGAATCCCTCTTGGAATTCTGGTGGAGATATTCGGACCTTCTGGAGCTGGAAAAACCGTGTTGTTAAGCCAATTAGCTGCTAATTTACAACGATTAGGCGGAAAAGTTATGTTCCATGATCCGGAAGCCCGCTTAAATAAACAGTTTGCCAGAATATTTGGACTGGATACCGGAGAAATTGAATACACCATTCCCAATACAGTCCCTGAAGTATTTCAAAGCGTCCGTGATTGGGTCTCTCAGGAAGAGGCTGAGAAAGGAACTATTTATGGAGTGTTTGCTGATTCTCTTGCCGCCTTGTCCACTGATATGGAGATGGAAGAAGGAGATAAAATGGGGATGAGACGAGCCAAGGAATTCTCCGAGGAATTGCGAAAAACTTGCCGAATTATCACTCAAAGGAATATCCTCATGGTTTGTTCCAACCAAATTCGCCAAAACCTAGACGCTGGACCTTACGGGATGAAATATAAAAGCCCCGGCGGCGAGGCGATTGGATTTTATTCCAGTTTGAGGTTACGCTTTGGCTCCCCACAAAAGATAAAAGAGAAAAAGAAAATCAAAGGTAAAGAACATGAAAGAGTGGTGGGCGTCCATACTGAAATAGAAGTGTTTAAATCCTCAGTATGGAAACCCTATCGATCCGCTGAGGTGTATATTTTGTTCGATTACGGAATTGATGATATCAGAGCAAATTTGAGATTTTTGAAAACAAATACCGGAAGCAATGTTTATACCATTAAGGACCTGAAGCTGGATAGGGCGTTGGAACGTTCAATTCAGATAGTTGAAGAGGAAAACCTTGAACAGGAGTTGAAAAATGCTGTCATTGAACTTTGGAATGAGATTGAGGAAGGATTCCAAGAAAAGAGAAAGCCAAAGGTTTTTTGATAAATGAGCACATAGGAGAGGAGGAACACAGATGAAGAAGAAGATATTGGTATGCTACATCACGTTATTCTTTTTGATATACCTTTTTATCTTAGCACCTTTCATCCGATTCGTTCGCCTAGGACGGGGTGTTCAAGAAATTTCTCTCACTCTACAAAAACTGCAGGAAGAAATTGAAAAGATAGAAGTGAAGTTAAATGACATTGAAACACGTTTAAATAAGATAGAGGACGAACTGAACAAGTGGTCAGTATACGAGGCTACAGCCTACGCCCCACTAGACCCGAATGCGAAGGAAGGAATGTGTTATGAAGGAGACCCGAGAATCACGGCATCGGGCGCTCCTGTGGTCCCGGGAGTAACAGTGGCCGCAGGAAAAGAATTGCCATTTGGGACAGAACTCTACATACATGGAATCGGGAAAAGAATTGTACAAGACCGGGGAGCGGTCATAAGCAGAGGATGCGTTGATATAGCGGTAAAAACTCAAGCCGAAGCGATTCAGTTTGGGAGAAGATATGTGCTAGTAAAGATATTGAATTGACGGGAATGAGGAAATTATGGAGAAGAAAAGGAAAATCAAAATTTCATCTGCAAAGGCGAAAGGAAGAAAGTTACAGCAGTGGGTCTGCGAAAAGATTTCCGAACTTCTCGGAATTCCTTGGGGAAAGGACGAAATGATAGCCTCCCGAGAAATGGGTCAGTCCGGGACGGATGTAAGACTGGTGGGAGAGGCAAAAAGACGCTTTCCCTTCTCGATAGAGTGTAAATGGCAGGAAAGCTGGTCACTTCCTAGTTGGATTAAGCAAGTAAAGGAGAATCAGGAGGAAGGAACGGACTGGTTGTTGATTTGTAAGAAAAGTAGGATGGAGCCCGTAGTGGTTATGGATGCGGAGCGGTTTTTTGAAATCGTTCAGCCTTACATACGAGAAATCGGGAAGATTGGAAGTAGAGCTGATGAAAGTTTGTAACTTTTGCGGTAAGTCTCAAGAGAAAGTAAAACTGATGGCAACATGAAGCCTGTTGAAGAGTGAGGGGATGGAAGTGTTAGCTAAGTGCCGAGTATGCGGAAGAACGTTGAAAGACCCTATTTCAATTAAGATAGGTGTCGGCCCGGTTTGTCTGGGTAAGAAAAGAGTTACACTCAAAAGGATAAACAATAAAATAGATGAGGAAAACGCCGGAATTTTGCCTCCTCAATTTCATGGTTTCGTAATTCCTGAAGACCTTGAGAAAGTCAATCCGGCGAAAGTTTACACAGCAATTCGCGGGGAGGATGAAAACACTATAACAGTTTCCGACGAGAAAGGAACTAGGTCGTTAAGACATATTGTCTATCATAGCCCCACAGGGATGGAATGGGGCTATGGCGGAAGCGGACCATCTGACTTGGCTAGGAGTATTCTTGCGGATTTTGCAGGTATAAAAGTTGCAGATACTTTCTATCAAGAGTTCAAGTGGGACTTTATTGCAAAACAACCAGAGAAGGGATTTCAGATTTCGGGACAAGAAATCCTAAATTGGCTGAAAAGGAAGATTTAGCAATGATAAAAAAGGTAGAAATACAAAACTTCCAATCACACAAGAATACAGTGCTTGAGTTTATCCCCGGTACAAACGTGGTTATCGGCGAATCGGACGCCGGAAAATCCGCCATTTTTCGAGCTATTAACTGGGTTATTACAAACCGGCCATTGGGCGATACCTTCCGTTCTGATTGGGGAGGGGATACCAGAGTTGCAATATATACCGCTGAAGGGGATGTAATTGAGAGAATCAAAACAGCGACAAGAAATGTGTACATAGTAAANGGAAAAGCCCTAACAGCTTTTGGTTCAGAAGTCCCGGAACAAGTAAGCGAAATCTTACGGATGGANGAAGCGAATATTCAAAGTCAGATGGATGTCCCCTTCCTACTCGCTGTTTCTCCCGGAGAAGCCGCAAGGTTGTTGAATAAAGCGGCTTCAATTGAAGACATAGATTATACTATATCGAACTTGAGAGGCGAATACCAGAAGGTTTCCAACAATATAAAGTTCAATGAAGGAAAGCTCAAAGATTACGAGGAGCAAATTAAACAGTATGATAACCTTCCAGAATTGGAGGAAAAGCTAGGGCGAGTTGAAGAAGCAGAAAAAGAACTGGAGAAACACGAACAAAAACTGGCCAAATTGACACAGTTAGTCGCTGGGGTAATACGAATACATTCCGAGCTAGAAAAGACAAAAAACATCCAACAAATTACCCAAAAATTTGAACAAATTTTAAGTGGGTATAACGATTACGAAGAACAGAGGAAACGGTTATACAAGCTGGAGCAGATAGCTCAGAAGGTCAAGATTCGGAAAGCATACCTAAAATCAACTCAATA